TTGGTTTTGCTCTGAATCCCTGAAATGATCCTAACACTTTTGCTGTTCCTCCATTCTGATATCTAAAATTAGATTTTTTGTGTAAGTCTCCTAATGGTCTTTCATAACCATGAGCCTCAATAAATTCTAAAGAACCTTCTTGCACTGTGAATATGTTTTCCTTAATTGTTTCTACATCCTGAGATGTTACTCTAAGAGAATAAGAGTGACCTGGTGCATATCCAACATGAATTCCTAATATACAATAACCTAAGTTTGTTTTAGCTACTGTTAAGGCTCCACAATTTCCTCTTTTATAAGTATCTTTCGTAAAACACTTATATACATCTAATTCTTGCTTCCCAAACATATCAGTTTGATACATAGTTGGACCTTTAAATTCTATCTTATCTAAGTTTAGATATTTAAGTTCTCCCTCCATAGTTCTTAACACATTCATACCCACACAATCTGTTCGAAAAGTTGGCGAGCAAAAATAAGGTCTTATATCTCTCTTTGGGGGAAGATTTTTTATAATGAAAAATGATTTATCTCCACCTAAATCCACTATATCTTTTTTGTAAACTCGTGTCACCAAATTGGTATTAACTCCATCCTTCCTACTTTGTTGGAGTATTTCTATTGTGAAGTAATCACAATCATGTTTAAATGTATGTGAGTTAACCATATATGTTTGTCCTGTTATGCAAACTGCACAAGATCTCATTCCTTTATTTCCTTGATTGGGTTTTGTAGTTATAAAAATTATATTCTTTCCCATACGCTTACAGAATGATGTGAAATCTTCAGACTTAGCAGACAAGCTTTGTCTAGAATAATCCATCGATGTCAACTCATATTCATCATTATACCATACATTTTCCTTTCCATCTTCCTCTGGTGTTGGTTCCTTTCCTATTTTACTTGATGCTTCTCCATTAATATCAATTTTTTCTATTTCCTTATAATTGAGATACATTTTTATGGCTAGCAAAAATGATGCAAAAACTGTGATTGTAAATACCTTAGTAGATTTTTCACCCATGTTTACAAACATATTTCTACATAAACTCACTCTCATCAACAATTTATTACTATAATAATGATAATTACTCTTAAAAAATATTTTAAGAATACATAATAGTAAGAAAATTATTATTTTGAGTAAGAATATTGGTAGAAAATTCATAAATGAAAAAACGACTTGATGAACATCTTCAACAATTTCTAGAGATTGAATTTGAATTTTGCTACACATCTCTAAAGGAATTTTACAACAATCACAAAGTTTAATTTTTTGAAGGGCTTCAACGGAAGATTTCATTCTTGTTTGGCATTCTCTAAATTCTTTTGCAGCCGTAACAAACCATTTCAACAAATCTTTAAGATCCCAATTTTCACCAATAAGTTCAAATTTTGCCATACTTTTTGTGTTTTCTCCTGTTATGACTTTTTCAACTTTAAACAACCAAACATCTGGTAATGGGGTTTCTGGAACCTTGGTTGAATCCAACATTTTACCATCCTTACTAAAATTTTCTCTAACTACCGGGGTGATGATGTAAGGAAATCTTCTTTGTACAGCAGACGGACAAGAAAAATAATGATAGGCATTAAGTGTCTTAACGTTGGTTGATGCTAAACACAACTCTGCCCTACAAGGAGTTCTTCCCTTATCCTCCAGTGCAGCTTGATCGGGGCAAAATGGAACATTGTTTATGACTTGTATGACATGCTTCAAAGTTTTACTATCTTTAAGATCTGGTTTTTCATTCGCCACATCATCCATCTTTATACACCACATTGATGAAGTCCAACCATTCCAAAAATCTGATGCTGGATCCAAAGTGTATTGGGATTGTGGTGTTGTGTCTAAATCTCTCATTTTACCATACACATAATACAGTATCTCCATTATCATTGATTTTCCAATTCCAGAATTTCCATACACACACACAGCAAAAGGTGCTGTTCTGGCTTCCCTACATGCTGCTTTTGTTTGTATATCATCTCTCAACATCAATAGATTATCCAGATTGGTAACTATTAATTTTCTTTCGAAAGTATCAAGATGACTTGAATGTTTTTTGATAGACGATAATTTTTCAATAACATCATCCAAATTTTTCCTAAAAGTGCTTTCACGAAAACCATGAATTTCTGGATTATTGAGTAATTTGCTTTGTCTATATAGCACTTGAATGTCATCATGCAGTTTTTGATATGACTGTGTGTTTTGGAAAAATATATTTGTGTCACCTGTTTTAAGAATTTGGTATCCTTTTTCTAGTATATAAGCAAGAGTTTCACACAATACTAGAATCATGTCATCTTTATTTTTGAGGAAATTTCTTTTAAGAATATCTCTTTCAAGACGATTATATCCAAATTTCTCAATGTCAATGTAAGGAGTTAAAAACTCAAATGCTATAAGGTATGTGAAACACTTATACATATCTTTGGATATTTTGCTTGTTTTAACATCCCTAAAATATTGTAGTTTATCCCGAAGATCTCCAATATTTTCCTCAAAAGATTGTATTTCTACATCTTCACATATATTCTCTTCAAAATACTTAATAAAACTGCTCTGTATAAACTTATTGATCAAAGATTTATCTGATCTTAGTTTACAAAAGAGGAGAGCAGTTTCTAAAATACTATTTGTACTCTTGTTTGAGTTTATATAGTATTTGTAAGAGAATAATATGTCCTCCACAAGTTTAATGATATAATCATTTTCATTGAATTTGTTTAGCGAAGGAGTTAAAAGAGATTGAATCTCTAAATACTCAACTTCATCAGATTGAATCTGAAGAACTTCTTCTTCAGTTGATTTGATTGTCTTATACAATCTGGGAGATTTAACTCCAGAAAAAATCTTATCATAGGATTCCATAATCATTTCATCCGTCGATAGATAATACATTTTGTAAAAACGACAAAGGTCAAGGAAAGTTTCCTTATCCATATAACCATATATTCGCAAATAAGATTGATAATCACTTTCTTTCATTTGAAAGAATTCTTTAACTTCTTCATTGTTCATAGTACTGTTTTTATTGATCGTATTCATTTTATTGTATTCTGTTCTTTAAAATGGACTTATGGATTCCGAACCCTAGTATTTTATACTCTGTAGTTGAGTTTGTAGAGATTTGCACTCTACTCTAAATCTATATATTTCAAAAATTCGAAATGCAGTTCATGATTCTGCATATACTCTAAAACACCAATGCGTGAGTGAGACGTATCACTGAGTGGCAATTAAGTTTCAAATGAAACAGAGGCTCGAGTTTCTAATAATTTACTAAATATAGAAAAATTCTAGATAAATTTATACACTATACTAAATTTAACAAAAAGTATTTGACTAAATATAACAACTCTAAGTTGCAGTCTTTTTATTACGGAAACTAACAAATAAATATATATAACAGCTCTAAGCTGCAGTCTTTAAATTTTTTCTAACAAATAAATAAGTGCGAACGGCGCACTTAAGACTAATATAAATTTGACTATCCGAAGTAAATATTTACAGTGTAGTCAACACTATAAACAATCATTTTCTAAGAATGTGCAATACTCTAATGTATGCAACGTCTGGCAGGTATTAGGCCACGAGACGAAGGACCCATTAAATTAATGCAAGACGCTTAGAAAACAATATACATG